CGTTGTAAGCAGCATCAATACCATCTAAAGATGTACCTGAAGTAGCTAGTGTAGATAAATAATCTACATCTGTATCTGCTTCACACCATTTTTGTGTTTCAAAGTTATAGATAAGTAGTGAACGACCACCAGAAATATTGCCATAATTCCAAATAACTAAATTACGTTCAGGGTCTACTGCTGCTGATATAGAGTCAATGTCGCCAATGTTAGCATTGCTAAAGAAGTATCTGTCTACTTTTTCAGAACCAATACTACTTAGTGTTTGACCATTGGTAGCATAAAAACCGTCATCTGATAAGAAGTAAGCTGTGCCAGAGTATTGTGCAATAGAGTTGCCTTCTATACATCCTACGTTACGAGAGATAGTGTCAAATTGAAATATAAGCGGTGAGCCAATATATGACATTCTAACAATGGCTTTTTCTAAGAATACAATACCAAACTCACCCCCTACGATACCTGTAATGTCACCGCCATCAGGGAGCAATTGGAAGTCACTTTGAGAAGTTGCTGTTGCAGTCCAAGTAGTTGCATCATTGATACCTGACCATTGCACCTTGTTAGGTGCAGTACCTCCACCAATATTAGCTGCAACTACGAAGTCACGAACTGCTGTAATGTATTTAGCAATAGGTGCTTCTGAGCTTGCATCTGCAAAAGCTGTAGAGCTGTTTACATCAAAAGACTGTATTTTTTCAGAACCATTAGAAGCAAGTGCAAGACTACCAAACTGTAAGAATTGCCATCTATTTGTGCCTGTATATCCACCTGCTTTAGACTCATTTACTAGAGATAAGTCTGTATTGTCTACTTTAAATAGTTTAGTAGCACCGCCAGCAAAGATAAATACATCATTGTCTAGTTTAGCAGCAAAACAGTTATTCAAGTCTTCTGAAGCTGCACCTGAATAGTTTACTGCTGACTTAAATGGACCATATCCTATAGCTAAAGGAATAACATTATTAGCTTCTGATACAGAGTCTAATATGCTAGGTTGGTCAGGCAACCATTCTTTAAATGTTATGCGTTGTGTTGCCATTTATTACTCCATATATCAATAGGTAAATAAATATAGTAAAGTACTAATGACATATTATTTAATTTCCATTAACTTTAATTCTTCTAATGTATTTACGGCATCTACTTGATTAGTAATATCACGAAGTCTTTGTTTCTCTGCAACGATAGAAGATGTATCTGCGCCTGACTCCAATGCACGTTGAAAAGCTACATCTTGAGCAACTAATAAAGGCTCACGTTCTGAACGCAAACGGTCTTTAGTAATATCTTTAGCTTTATTTAGATTAATCGTTATCATTCTATACCTCTATTAGTTTTGATTGTAATGCAAACCAAGCATCATAGCCTAGTCCTACACCATCAGGTTCTGTGATGTTAGCTTCCCAAGCATTACGAAATGTTCTATCTTCTGGAATGTCTGCAACGTCTACAATCTTGTAAGTTACGCCTGCTGGTACATCTTTCTTAGCAATTTCATCAATGCTGTATATATTTAATGCTTCTGGTGCAGGAATTAATATGCTTACACCGCCTTTGTCTGTTGAATATATAATACGTTTTTTCATTTTATTTCCTTATCTGAATATTACAACATTAAAATAAGCAGTATCATCTTTTGGTCCACCGTTACTACCTGTGCCACCTTGAATTACTCTGACACTTGAAGAAGTTGGTCCATATGATGTTGAATTATATGAAGCTAAACTTGCATATGAAACATATGGTGTTCCTCCCATTGTAATGCTTGATACAACTGTTGTATAATTTATATCAGGCATTGCTGTAGTAAAGTTGACTGTGTAATCACCTGTGCCATTATCAGTAATAGAACTTACATTACTACTAGCACGAATTGCTACTGTATCTATTCCGTTAAAATTAACAAAAGCCCTAGCACCGTAATATGGTGCTGAACCTGTTGTAACAGTAATTATGTTTGCTGCACTTGTCCACGTTGTTCCATTAGATGTTAATACGTTTCCTGATGTGCTAGGAGCTACTAAATTACCTGACAATGCTGAAGTTCCATTACCTAAAATAACAGAGTTAGCTGTAATACTTGAAGCTCCAGTACCACCATCTGCAACAGTTAAGTCAGTAATGCCAGTAATAGTTCCGCCTGTGATAGCAACTGCACTTGCACTTTGTGATGCCATAGTGCCTAATGTACTCCATGTAGGCGTGTTAGCACCACCTGCTGATACTAATGCTTGACCACTAGCACCTGATGTTCCATCTAATCTAAACGCACCTGTAATGTCAACTTGACCTGAAGATACTAATGTACCTACTACTGTAAATGGGTCACCACTAGAACCATCTTGTTGGTTTTTTAGTAACGACATTAAGCTACGAATAGCGTTATTTACGTTAGCTGGTGAACAACCTTCAGCAATATTGATATTAGTTATATCCGTATTATCTGCTGCTGTTGCACTAAATTCTGAAATTTTTGTCTTTGCCATTTTTTACCCTTGTCTTAACCAAATGTCTGTACTTGGAGTAGTGTCAGTCCAAGTTTCTGTTCCTGCTGTTATTTCTGTCCATGTATCTGAAGAGGGTGATATTGCAGTCCATGTTTCTGAACCTGCTGATACTGGTGTCCATGTTTCTGCACCTGGAGTTACTGGTGTCCATCCTTCACCTTGTCTTGTGCCTTTAGCTGTTACACTTCCTACACCTTCTACATAAGCAAAGCCTGCTAGTATAGCGTTAGGACTTGCTGTAACTATAGCAAACCCATTTATTTGTGCATTACCTGAATTTATTAATCCACCTAATGCTGATACTGTAGCAGTTCCTGTAATAGAACCACTATCTAGTCTAATTCTATTGTAAGTAACTGTAACTGTAGCATTAGCTGTAATAGAAGCATTACCAGACTGTAGTAGTGAGCCTAATGCTGTGACTGTACCTGTTGCTGTGATACTTGCTGAAGCTAGTGCTAAAGAACCGCCAGTAGCAGATACAATAGCTTCTGCAAATATTGCACTACTACCAAATGTAGTTTTTGTAGCTAAAGCAGATACTGTGGCAAATCCATTTATAACTGCACTACCAAATACTAATGCACCGCTTGTAGTTACTGTAACTGTTGCAGTAGCATTTATGCTTGCTGCAGATGTTCTAAAACGTGTTGCTGAAGCACTTACGGTTGCGTCTGCTGTAATGGCAGCAGAAGCTGTGACTATATTACCGCTTACTGGTAAAGTACTAAATGGACTTTGCGAATAAGCACTAAACCCAAACATTTGTTAAACTTCCTCTTCTATTAAATTCCAAGAAGTTGTTTCTTCATTCCATGTATATCTATCTGAGTCAGTAGGGCAATCTACAGGTGCTTTCCATTGGCAAGTTTTTTCATCTAAAAGCCATGAATTATATGGTTTAGGTGGTATAAAAGCATCTCTATCATAATCATATTTATAACCAATACCAGCAAAATTCTTTCTAAATGCTTTAGACTGGTCGGCAGATGGTTGCCCTGATTGTGGGTCATAATGTATGCCACCACGAGTATTGTAAGAAGTGCGTCTATAAGTATCACCAGTTCTAGCACATAGCTCTAGCTCATTATCTTCATCACGACCAACAGTCACAAAAACAACTATCGCAAGATTATCAAGTTTTGCAAAATGAGCCATACTTTCCCTTAACTAAATGTTACTGTTTCACTTGTGGTTGAAGTAGCTGTAATTGTGTCAGTTTTAAATCCACCAGATGTAGAAGTTGTTCTAGTGACTCCTCCGCTATAAGTAGCAGTTATTGATGATGGAAATTTTAAAATAACAACTCCAGAGCCACCAGCATAACCAGTTGCACCATTTCCAACAGCACCAGAACCTCCATTTCCTGTATTTGCAGTTCCAGCAACTCCACCAGCAACTGCACCACCAGCAGCATAAGTTACAGATGAACCTGAAATGCTTGATGCTCTACCAGCACCACCACCACCTGAAGCTACGCTAGTAGAGCCAACTCCACCAGCGCCACCACCGCCACCTGCTCTATTTGAACTAGAACCACCACCAGCAAATCCATAACCAGTTGCTCCACCACTATTTGCTTGTGTTGCTGAACCTCCAGTTCCAGTACCACTTAAACCACCAGCAGCACCACCACCTGAACCACCATTACCACCATTAGCGGTAACAGTTCCAGGAGAGCCAGCACCAAGACCACCGCCTGAAGCAGTTGAAGTTGCAAATACAGAATTATTGCCAACCACACCATTTGCTCCAGCAGAAGCACCACCAGCACCACCACTTCCAACTGTTACCGTATAGGAGGTTAAAGTTATTACTCTAGCAGTTTGTTCAAGATAGCCGCCAGCACCACCAGCACCAGAATACCAAAAACCACCACCGAAAGTAGAGTCTGCACCACCACCGCCACCGCCAGCAACTACAACTAGGTCAAGTAGTATTTGTTGACTAGGAGTTGATGTATTAAATCCAACATAAGGTATCCATCCTTGTGTAGCGTCTACATAAACAAGTGTAAATCCTTCACGATTTGTTCCAAAAATTGAGTTTAATGAAGACCCATTTAAATTTTTACCATTTGGATTAACAAGTAAACTATTTGTAGCCCATGTGCCAGCATAATCAACAAATGTAATGCTATCCCCAGCAACAGGACTAGCTGGCAAAGTTGCAGTAATTGATGCTGATGTAGTATTTACTGGATAACCCAGACCAACAGAAGCATTAAATGCTGAAGTTTGAACAGACTGCCAAGAAACTGAAGGCGCACTATTAGCTATGGTTATTGAACCTGAACCATTTGTAACTGATATGCCTGTGCCAGCAGTAAGAGTAGCTTTAGATAATGTATTGCCTGTAGTGTTACCTATAAGCAATTGACCATTTGTATAAGATGTTTGGTTTGTTCCGCCATTAGCTACAGGTAAAGTTCCTGTAACGCCTGTAGTAAGTGGAAGTCCTGTGGCATTTGTAAGCGTTGCTGAAGCTAGAGTTCCTAAACCAATAGAATTTCCACTAGCATCTAAATATATACCTTTTTCAGCAGGATAAGTAACAAATACGTTTTTAGTACCTGCACTAAAGTTTACTGCTGTGCCACCGTTGCTAGACTCTAATATAGTATCACGAGATAAAGTAGTGCCTGAAGATGTATATGTGCCTAGACCTACTTCCCATTCTGCACTACCTACAATAGCATAGTAAGTAGTATTAGCATTACCGATAACAGAAAATGACTGAAAGCCAGTAACTGCACCAGCAAGCGTAATAGTGCCTGTGCCTGTAGTAGTAGAAGTCTCTTGGACTCTATCCTTGACGACTAACGCCATGGTTTATCCTTAAGCTAATGTAACTGAAAGGTTGCCTGTTGATATCTTAAAGATGTCACCAGAGTCAATTGTTTTAGACGTATCTAAAGGCGAATGATATAAAAGATTACCTGAAGTAGCAGCATCATTAATACCAATCCAACCTACTACACCCCATGAACCTGTTGCGGTAGGGAATGTAACGTCAGCAGAGTTTGTAGTTACACCGTTAGATGGTGCGCCAAATGTGACAGCAGTTCTAGCGTATGAACCACCAGATACTTCTGTACCACTACCTGCGTCTGTAGGGTCTGAAGTCCATAGCGATACATAAACTGTTGCTACTGATGTATATGTTGTTGCTCGTAGAGTTGCATTAATAAGTGCATTCTCTAAAAAATTACTCATTTCTGCCATAATATTTTCCTTATCGTGGTGTTACGTTTAGTGTTGTGTATGCGTATGTTTGACCTAAGTCGCTTTTCTTAATATTAACAATAGCTCTGTCATATAATGCTGACCATGTTTGAACTCGTGGGTCGTTCATTAAATACGGTTCTGCTTCTGCTAATGTTGCGTAAAGTAAAGCGTCTGGATAGTATGCTAAGAACAAGTTACTAGATGTTGTGCTAGAAATAAATGTTGGTTGAGCATAGTATAAAATTTGAATGGTGTAATTTGTATCTTGAGTAGGTGCAAATTGAAACTCTGTACCTAACATTGTAAAGTAGTGTGAACGACCTGATAATGTTGTTTGACCATTACGGAAGAACAAGTCAGGTGTTTGGAACTCTAACAGAATAGGTGGGTTACCCTGAAAGTGCATCTCTCTTAACTCTAAGAAGTCAGTAGGAAATGCTACTTTGCTATCTGTAGGAGTAGTTGTAGCTACTTTTAACATAGCTTCTGTTCTTAAGTCACGACTCATTCTTAACTGTGCCATCTGAATAAAGTCAGGTATGACAGTTGTCAAGTCTGTTCGTGCTAAGTAACTCTCTACTGTAGTTACAAAGCTAGTATAGGTTGTAAATGCCATCTAATTGTCCTTTTAGTCTATCCCAGCACTTGTCCATCTCATCTTTATGCCATTCACTTGCAGCTAATGAGCTTAACCATGCTGTTCTGTCAAAATATGTTAAGTTTTCTATGTCTTT